GTGAGCAGCGTGCCGGGAAAGGTGAATTGCAGGCCGTTGACCGAGCTTGGTCGCGCGTTGGACCCCGAAAGGTTCGCCAGCGTGTATTCATAGATCTGTACTGCAGAGGCATTGTAGATCTGCACCTTGAGCAGAAACGCCGTGTTGTTCATGTAAAGATCGCCGGACGAACTGCCGCCGGTGCCCATCTTCACCGAACCCGAAAGCCATACCTTCGAGCGGTTAGACGTGTACGAAAACGAGCGGATGGTGGCCTGCGCATTCGTCGGCGCACCGATGACCTGATACGTGGTCGCGGAGATCGAGCCGGAACCGCTTTCGTCCAGCTTGTTGAAGATCGCGAAATTCGAATTGATGTTCGTCGCGGTCAGGTTCGTGACGTTGGCGGTGATGAATGTCGCAACGTCCGCATTCAGCTTGGCGGCCGTGATCGAGGCCGCGACGATCGAACGGCCATGAATGCTGGCGTCGGCATACACATCGCCCCGGAAGGCGATCTTCGCGGTGCCGTTGACATTCGCGACCTGGAAGACCGGCACCGCGCCGCCGCCGGTCGTGCCCGGTTTTGCGATCTGGAACACATCGGCCAGGATCGTGAAGGTCGAGACGGCGCCGTCGTTATAGGCCTGATAGCCGGAGACGTAGCCGTTCACATCGAGCGTGAGACCGGCGATGGTCTCGATATGCCCCTCGATATCGGACACCGCGGCAAGAACGCTTGAGACCGATGCCGACAGCCCGCCGCTGACGATGCCCACGAAGGAATTGAGCGCCGCCACCGCGCCATCCAGATCGGAGAGCGCCGTCGCCTGAAGCCCGACCTCGGCCGACAGGTCGAAAATATCCTCCTCGATATCGGACAGGCTGGATTGCAGCGACAGATCGTAAGCCGCGAGTGATTCATAGCCGCTTGAAAAGGACGTCAACGCCGCGCCGGCGGACGATTCCGCAGCGACCAGGACGGCAGCGCCAACGCCATCGGCATAGGCCTGCGCCGTTCCCAGCGCCGACGCCGCCGCGCCATCGGCATAGCCCTGATATGACGATGTGACCGTGAGATTGTATGCGGCCAGCGACTCGTAACCGCTTGAGAACGCCGTCAGCGCGTCTTGCGCCGTTGCCTCGGCCGCGGATTGCGCCGTGCCGGCGGCTTCGTCGGCATAAGATTGATAGGCAGCCGTGACCTCGATGCCATAGGCCGCGAGCGACTCATAGCCGCTGGTGAAGGCCGTGATGTATTCGGTAACGCTCGCGACCGATTCCGCGAACTTCGTGCGCGTCGCGGACAGATGCTCGCGGGATTTCTGAAGCTGCAGCTCCTGATGCGCATCCTGCCGCGCGACGATCGATGACACGCGATCGAGGACGGCCTGGAAAGCGGCCTGCGTGTCGACCAGCTCGCGCGTGACAAAATCGCGCAAACCCTCCGCCAGCGAAGCCGGGTTCACCGTCTCCGGCGCGATGACGATGTCAGGCGCGTCTAGATCGACAGTCGAATAGGCGCCAGCGCGGCGCCCCACGCCCTGTACGCGCACGCGCAAGGCGGCACGGTCGACCACTTCCGAAAATGACGGCTCGGCACCTTCGTAAACCGGCGTCCAGGCCGTGCCTCCGTCATAGGAGACATCGGCGCGATAATATTCGGCGCCGGCCGCCGGCCACCAGGACGCGTCAAGGATCGGCTCGGCTATGCCCTGCCGAAACCGCGCATAGAGCTGATAGATGACCGGCGCGACAGGATCGCGCAATGCAGGCGCGGCCGGCGCATCCGGCAAGCCGGTCAATTCGCCGGGGTAAGCCGACTCGTTGTTAACAACGAGCGCCAGGCGCACGCGATCGCCGCGCGGCTGCGCCGACAGCACCAGGCAGTTGCGCGCGCGCGCGGTCCCGACGCCCAGGGCAAATGACGGGTCTTCCGCGCCATCCGCGCGTTCCAATGCCGCGGCCAGCGTGGTCCCCATCTGCGCCTCGATCAGCGCGAGATCGACACTATTCAACGCGATCAGGTTTGGCTCGCCGCCCTCGCTGCACTTGACCGGGCCGAAGAAACGGCCGCGCTTGTCACGCAGCTCGATGTAATGCTGCCCCGCGCCAGACCAATCGAGATCGCGATCAGCGGTGAGGATCAGGCCATCACGATCGAGCACCGCGCCCGCCTGACCGTAGGAGCCGGGCAATTCGCTCTGCACATGGATGGTCGAACCGAAGCCGAGCAACCGGCCATCATGCTCGGTTTCAAGCGAGAGAAACGCGCGGCGGTAGAACGATTGCAGATAGATAAACGCGGCCTCGCGATACGCATTCTCGCGAACCACGATACCGTCGATCCGCACGCGCGCCGGCCGCAGCGCCGTGAAGGACAGCGAGTCCGGTGGATATTGCACCTCCGCCGGCGACCAGGTCTGCTCGTCCAGATATTCGACGATCACGGCATCGGCCGCCTCGTCGCTGTTCAGGACATAATCAACCTCGAACGAATTGCGGATGATCTCCCGATCGGTCAGCAGCATGCGCGGGATGGCGCGATATTCGTCGCGCACGCCGCTGAGAACATCGCCCGACCAGCGATGCTTGCAACGCGACGGCTTCAGGATGGTGTCAAACGCCTCCGGAACGCTGACGGTCGACACGAATTGATGATCGAAGGTTTCGTCATTGGCATCGGCGATCCCCGCCTGGGTCACGATCCATTGAAAATCGACCTTGGACGGCGGCCGGCGCGCGCCATAACCGGTATTAGTCGCGGCGTCATAGAAAGCCCAGAACGGGTTACGCGTGGGCTGCTCAATCCATTGCTCGGTCTCAGTATCCCATACCGGCAGGATGCGGGTTTGCACGATGCCGAAGCGGCGCGCCGATGCCTGCGTAAAAGCGTTGGCCTTGATCCGCAGCGCCGTGACCGAGCACGGGAAGGATTGTGGCGCGTCAACAATGTAGGAGCGCAGGCCAACCCACGCGACGGCGCTGGTGCCGCGCTCGTTCTGATCCGCATTGGCACGACGGACCCGCACCTCCCATCGCCCCGCATCAAGATCGACCCTTCGGGACCGCCGGATCGGATTGCGCGTAGCAAAAGTGTAGGTCTCGGAAAACAACGGCACGTATTCGCCGATCGGCGCGCCGGCGTTATCGACCTGCCGGCCTTCCGCCGTCACGATCGCCGTGTTGGTCTCCAGTTGGCCGGCATCGTCGCCGTCCTCGACGAGCTTGAAGCAACCTCCCGGAAAGGCGAGATCGAAAATGATCGCGTTGGTCTGCGTGCCGGCACCGTTCGCAATGAACCCGCCGATGAATGTCTCGCTGATGTCCTGACCGTTGACCTCGATCGAGGCCGCAATATTGGTCGGGATCAACGTGACCGGTTCGCCGGGATCGTAATGCTCAAGAGTTACGCCATCGAACGCCTCGCTGACGCCGTCGGTGGAATCCCAGATGACGGTATCGTCGGTCAGGACCTGTTCGACCTCGTACTTGCCGTCGCCGCGCGCCAGAAGCACATTCAGATATTGATCGTTGTCCTCGTATTCCGAGAACGGCGTCGCCGCATAATCGGGAATGATCTTCAACCGGCCATATTGCACCGGACGTGGCGCCAGCAGCCGCGCGGTATTGCCCTGCGCCTGCACCGTGTAAATCTGGCTGATCTGACCTGCCGCATCGGCATTGCTTTGCGCCGCCGGCTTGGGCGTGATCAGCGACGAAATCAGCAGCGAGCCGCCAACAGCGATCGCGCCGGCGACCAGGCCGGACACCAGCACGCCACCGCCAATCGCACCCGCGACCAAGCCTCCAGCCCAGGGCGCGATCACGGCCAGCGCAAGCGCTGCACCGATCGCCAGCCACGACTTGCCGCCGCCGCTACCGCCATAGGGACGCGAGACGAATGCGATATCGTCGCCGGCACGAAGGCGTCGCCGCAGCCATTCCCGTTGCAGCAAAGGCCGGCCATTCAACACGCAGATGGTCGGCAGCCGGAACGTCCAGCGCAGCCGCGCGCCGATCTTCTCGCGTTTCGACCAGCCAGCGCGGACGAGCACATCGCCGATGCGTTCGCCCGCGGCCGCCTCGATGCTGCGCACCTCATGGCCAGGCACCACAAGATGCGCGATGCGCAAGCGTGCGTGCGGCTGCGCCGAACGCCGCCGGCGGCGCGTATCCGCGGCGCGCGCCATGCGCGCCGATGCTTTCAATTTCGGTTTGGACATCAGCTTTAAATCGGCTCGTAGAACCGCAGACGCTGCCAGCCCTTCAGCCGAAGATCAGGCAGCGGATCACAAACAACGCCATGATCCTGATCGGCGTGGATGACGACGGACTCCGCCCGGAGCCAAACGCCGACATGCGCGGGAACTCTCAGTCGGGCCATCAACACCACGGCCAGGTCGGCCGCCCCGACCAATCCTTCACGCGCGGGCACCTCGCGCCAATGCGGACGATCGGGATGCCGCCCGATCGCATCGATCATCCACGCCCAGGTCGGATCGTGCGGCACCTCAACATCGGCCAGATCGCGGCCGCCCAGCGCGCGAACGATGTGCCGCGCCAGATGAAAGCAATCCCAGGACTCGGGTCCCCGCGCATTGGCGACCCAAGGCTTGCCGATTGTCGACAGCAATACGTCGTTGCGGGTCACGGCAGCAACCCGCGGAATTCTGCAACCGTGTAGACGCCGCGCGGAAACTTCGCGTTGCCAAGATCGTCGAGTTTCGCCAGGCCGCTGACGGTCGCGCCTTTCACCTTCACCCGCCGCATGACGAAGGACACCGGCCCGTAACACGGCTCGGCGCGATCGTCGGATCGATACTGGCGAAACAGGCACACCAGGCTTGCCTTGATCTGAATTGCAGCCTCCATCAACGGCACCAGCTCGCGCGCGGCATCGTCGATCGTGATCCGTACCTCTGGCATCTGCCCTTCGGCGACCTCGGGCAGGTCCGCGAAGAAATGGATAGCCTTGAATGAAACCTCTTCGCCGCCGTTGAGCGCAGCGCCATCCTCGATCGTAAAGAGCTGATCGTCCGGCGTTTCGGCCACGACACGGATCGCCATCGGCTGATCATTCTCGTCCAGGAACGAGGCGTGCTGGAATTCCAGCGTGGCATAAACGTCGACCGATGGCGGTACGGAGGCCTCGGCCTCTTCGAAGGCCGCAGTCCAGGGATCTGCCATGATCAGATGCCGTAAACGCGCAAGCGCATCGCGACCGCGATCTTCAGCGAGCGGATGATCGATGGCCGCGGGTGCGGCGTTACGAACTGGCAGGTCTTCGACGCGTAAGACGTGCCGAGCCAGACCTGCGCAGTAAAGCGCGACGTGCCGTTATTGAGATCGCCACGCAGCCATGCGAAGAAATCGTCGTGCTGCGCCGGCGTCAACCGCAAGGTCTGCTCGATCACGGCAACATTCGATCCCGGCCGCGATCGCGACCGGATGTTATTCGACTCCATTTCCGACTGGACCGGCGCGGCATACGGCTCGGCCATCGACCAGTCGCCGCGGCGCACCTGATACGGCACGCCAGCCGGCCATGACGGAAGCGGCATCGGTCAACGCATCCCACGCGTCGCGTCGAGAGCGAAGCGATCTGCGATATCGCCCGTGATCGGACCGTTCGACGCGAGATCGTCGCGCATCACGCCGCGGACCTTTTCGGTCAGTATCAGATCGATGCTCTCGCCACCGTTGCGGCCCGGCGATCGCCGCGTCGACGCCTGCACCGGAGTCGACGTCTGATTGATCACATTCACCTCCACCTTGCTTCCGCCAAGGCCGGAGGCGTCGACGCCCAGGCGCCCGCCCGCGCCGCGCCGCAACGGCATGATTGCCTCTTCAGACTTTTCGCCCATCTCGCCAAGGCCGAAGCCGCCGCCATTGGCGAACTGGAACAGCGTCGGCCGATCAACGATGCGATTGGTAAACACGCCGCCATTGGCGAAGGGCTTCGGAAAGGCGTGAGAGTAGCCTCCCGGCGTATGCAAATTGAAGACCGAGCCGATGCCGCTAGAGACGGCAGAGGCAAGCGGTCCTGTCACCGCGCGGGCCGAAATACGCAACAGATCGGAGATCACCGAATCCGCGACGTCGCGCATCTTGTCGGCAAAGGTCCCGGCGCGCTTTGTGACCGTCACAAAGCCGTCCTCGATCGAGCGCAAAGCGCCAACGCCGGCATCCTGGAATTGCGCGTTGAAGTCCCGCGCCTCGCGCGCATAGCTTGCGAGCGGACCCTTGGCTGCCTCGGCCACTTCGGTTGCCGCCGCCCAGCGATCGGCAAGCCGCTGAATCACTTCGGCCTGCTCGGTCGTGACCTCGGTATTTTCCCTGCCGGCCTGGACGTTGGCTTGCTTCGCAACAGTTTCAAGCTCGGCAACAATGCGCGCCCGCTCGCGCGCAGCGGTGCCGAGATCGATCGCGGACGTCTCCGCTTCCATAGCGGCAATGCGCTTTTCAATGCCGTCAACCGCACCATCGAACCGGTCTCGCGTTGCGCCCTGATCATCGCCGCGCCGGGTCGGCGCCGCGCCGGCACCACGCGAACCGCTGTCGACGACAATATGCAGGCGCGTTCGGCCTTCCAGGTGATCGACCTCCGCCTGCAGCTTATCGCGCCGCTCGATCAGCTCCTGCTCAATGGTTTTGGTCGCGCCGAACTGGGATCGCACACTTTCCGGAACGCGCGGCAAGCCATAGAGCGCGGTGCCGCCCTCGATCGCCTTGTTGACCTGGGCAAGCTCGTCCCGCTTCACCGCAAGATCAATCTGGTTCGCCCATCGGAATGCCGCCGCCATGTATTCGACGATCGAGGCCCAATAATTCCGGATGTCCAGGATCTGCTTTGCCAGGATATCCATGGTCGGGCGCATCTCGCGCGAGAGCGTGTTTTGAGCCGTAGCCAGGCGGTTATCGACCTCCTTGGCACGATTGATCATCTCATCGGAAAAGATGCCGGTCGCAGCCTCGCCGGTGACCTTCATGGTCTGCAGCATCTGCTCGGCGCTGGTCTTTCCGAGCCGAATGTTCTCGACAAACTTTGCACCGAACATCAATTCGCCGAGTTGCAGCGCTTCGAGGTTGCGCCCCGCGGCCTGTAACTCGGTCATGGCCTTGAGCACGGCCATGATCTTTTGCTCTTGATCCTGCGCGTCGCGGAACAGGACAAGCCCTTCGAGCGTGGTGCCGGTCGCGTTGAAGACGCGCAAGGCCTTCTCAACCTCAGTGATCCGCTCTTTACCGGTTTCCCATTCGGAGAGATCAATCGGCGACTTTTCGCGCGTCGCCGATAATGCATTCGACAGCGCGTCCTCCAGATCGGCGGCGCTGACCTTCAGCCGATTGGCCTCCGCAGTAAAGCGCTGAAAGAAATTGCCGCCGACCCCGCGATCGCCCGCCTTGTCGGCGATCGCCACCATCTCCTGAATCTGCTCGCGCGCGGTCCCGATCGCCGCGCTCAGAAGCTTGGCGGCCGCTACGCCAGCCACGATGCGCGCGACCAGCGCGGCAACTGCGGTCACCGGTCGATCCGACGCCATCGCCAGATAGGCGACGCGGACCGCTGTCGCGGCGTGATGTGCTGACGACGCCACCATGGCGTTATCCTGCACCAGGCGGCGCGCCGCGCTCGATCCGTGTTGCGTGATTTCGCTGAAGGCATTGCGAACCGCTTCGGCCTTTTCAGCCGAAAACCGGAGCGCGACCTCTGAACTGCGACTAGCCATTGGTTTTCTTGTCCGCAGCGGCGGCCTCTTCGGCCGCCCACCATGCCGCAAGGTACGACGGCTCGGCCGCGATCAGCAGCGACCTTGCGCGATCGCGATCGAGGCCTTCCGGAAGCGACGTCATCGCCTCCGCGAGATCAAGGCCGACAAGCGCGCCCGACATTCCGGCGCGCTTCCAGACACCCGGCCGATCGATGACGTCCAGCACCGCGCGGCCCTCATGCGTCGCCGGCGCGAACTCGATCTCCGGACATACCCGCATGCCGTTCTCTAGCCCGCCGTCGACGGGAAGGCCGGAGGCGCAGCGTTCGCCGAGGCGCCGACACTCTCCGCAGTAGCCCGGATTCCCGCCCCGCCACTTTGCGAGACGGGCGACCCTTTTTTTTCCAGCACCTCGTCATAGAGGCGCCGCTTGAAAAAATTGTCGATTGCCGCGAACGCGGCCGGATCGTTCAACAGCAACAGCACGTATTCGCGGACCGGCACGGCGATCGGCGCGCCGGTCTCGTCGCCAATGCCGGACCAACCGTCATTGCATTGCATGACGAGATGCATCAACGCGAACATCTCGATCGCGGCATTCACCGTCGCCTCTTCGGCCATTGCGTCGACCGAAAAGCCGGGCAGGATCTGCGCCAGCAACCCGCCGCTCTCCGGCTGGGCGAAGGCCAGAACCTCCTGTCGCGCCTGCGCGTAACACGCGCCGACATCCATCTGCGTGGCGCGCCGAAGGTTGATCGCCGCGCCGGCGCCGAGCGCGACGGCCTCGGCGCGACCGTCCGGCTTTTTGAGAACAAGCATCTCGCGCCTACGCGTAAGCCGTGGCGTCCAGGCCGTTCTTGAGAACGGCCGTCAGCATCGCGGCGGCATCCGATTGAGCCGCCACGAAATTGAAATTCTGCTCGATACGACCAGGACCGTTGACCGGAACGCCGGTCGGCTCCAGCCGCACGCGCGGCGCCTGCAGCGAGAGCGATCGCGTCGCGGATTTTTGCCACAGCAATTCGAGCGCGAAAGGCGTCTTGGCCTTGGCGAGATCGTACATCGCGGCGGTCCGGAAGCGCAGACGCATTGAGCCGGAGAAGGTCGCCTCACCGTCCAAATCATGACCGGTCGGCCGGCCTTCGGCATCGCCCAGATAGTCCTGCGCGGTCGCCTGATTATTGAAGGTTGCCTCGACGGAAATGACATCGGCCGCGGCGACGGTGTCGATCTTCAGAACGGGAAGAAACGCCGGGACCGGGTCGCGCTCGATGATCGCGCCAGGCGTGCCGCCGGCGCTTGACGTGATCTTGGCTTGCTTACGGCCGAGCATGCCCACGGTGACGCGATCGTAACCGGCGCGGCGCGACGCAGTGAATGCCAGCGTG